GTACGTTATCCCTCCGAGAAAATTCCAAAGGTGGTTCACAATGAAAGATTGGAAGAAAGAAATAACTAAACAAACAAAGGAAGTCGGGACGTATCGACCTTCGTTCGATGTGGCGATTTCTATCCTTGCCGAGATTCTCCATCAGAGAGACAAGGCGATGGAACAATGGAAGGCAGAAGGTGAGATCCCAGTTATCGAACTGACGAATAAGTCGGTCGCTACCCATCCTTGCCTGAAATTAGTAATGGATTGCGAGACGGCAGCTTTACCATATCTCCGAGAAATGGGGTTGACGGCTTCAGGTTACAAGAGAATCAAGGGTGAAATGAAACAAGCACCCGTCGAGTGTAAACTCGACGACCTGAAGACCAAGTACAAGATTGGTTAAGGGTAAGACAGAGCCGAGGATTTTTACTCCTCCGCTTCGAAAACTCACAAAGAAAACGTCTCTTGGATATGCCGTCATAGAGTACGCAAACGAGATTCTCGAAGTCGAGTTATACCCTTGGCAAGAGTGGGCATTGATTCACGAACTGGAAATCATAGGAGAACTGAACAAGGATTGGAAGTTCCGATTCCGAACAGTTGTTAATATGGTCAGCAGACAAAACGGAAAGACGAAGTTATCAGAAGTGATTGCTTCGTTTTTTCTTAATGTACTTCAGGTAGATTCCATCTTCGGAACGTCCTTGTCATTGGACAAGGCGGAGGAAGTATGGGAAGCGGTAGTCCAAGACCAAGAGACTATCCCTTCCTTATCAGCGAATCTTCAGAAGGTCGCAAGGACTAACGGAAGCAAGAAGTTAGTTCTTACGGGGAACCGTTCTTACAAAGTCGGTGCTCCGACGAGACGAGCCGGTCGTGGAGATTCGAATGACTTGGTTATGCTCGACGAGGTAAGAGAACATCGGGATTGGGAAACTTGGTCAGCTTCCGTCGCTTCGACAAATGCCAAGCCGAATGGTATGGTCATTTGCTTCAGTAACGCCGGCGATCCCGATTCAATCGTATTGCGACAGTTAAGGTCGCAAGCAATGGAAAAGATAAACGGAACAACGGCAAATGACTTCGGCGGAGACGTAGATGCAGATGCCTTGGGATGGTTCGAATGGTCTGCTCCTGATAAGGCAGAGACGGGAGACTTGGAAGCATTGGCACAAGCAAACCCTTCTCTCGGCTACGGCAGATTGACCGAACGAGCATTGCTGTCCAATAGAGACACATTTCCTGAAATGAAGTTCCGTTCAGAATGTATGTGTCAGCAAGTCGAGACAATCCTTCCTGAACCCTTCCCTGAAGGTGCTTGGAGGGGCGGTATCGATGAGAACTCATACATCAGGGAAGATTCCGACCTATGGTTCGGCATCGACCTATCACAAGACAGAAAATATACGACCATCGCCGTATGCGGACTCCGTGAAGATGGTAATTACCACGTCGAAGTCGTAGAACGGCGAATGGGAACGGAGTGGGCGGTTGATTGGTTCAGGCAACGTGCTCCGAAGTATGGATCTATGAAGTTAGCATATCAGGAACGAGGTGCTCCCGTATCGGGACTCGGCGAAATGATATGCACGATTTCAGGAGTCGAGAGACTCGCACAAGGTGGCCCCGACCTATCTTCAGGATGGGACAGATTCTACGATGCAATATCATCTTGTGCTCCTGACAATATGTCAGGCGGAATCAAGTGTTATCACTTGCCACAGCCCGTCCTCGATGCTCCAGGTCGTACTTGTCAAATGAGGAATCTCGGCGGAGGAATAATGCTTCCTAACCGGTTGAAGAGTCCTGACGACATAGCACCTTTAATGGCTTGTGCTATGGCATTCGCTTCGGCGACTCAAATTAACAAGAAAGAGAAGAAGGTCTACCAATCGGCATATGCTGAAGGTTCGTCTGTCTTCTTCGTCTAAAAATAAAGGGAGGTATCGAAAAGATGCCAAGCATAATGGAAAGATGGCGATTGATGAGAAGACCATCCGTTATTAACGTGACGGTCTCGGGCGATGCCTCTACCCAAGTTCTCAATCTGAATGCCAAAGAGTTGTATCAGACTCAAGACAACCTTTCGGCGGTCGTTAATTTCCTCGCAAACTCCATCGCCCAATTACCTTTGAAGGTATACGAAAGGGACGGAGAGAACGAGAGAAGGAGAGACCGAGAATCGGTAGCATCAAGGCTTCTTTGGAGACCTAATGCAGACCAAACGGAGTTCGAGTTCATCCGAGCATTGATGATTGAATACTTCGTAATCGGTTCTGCTTATGTATGGGTGCTTCCTGATGCTGACAGCGAGAGCGGTTATCAGCTTCGCCTACTTCCGACAGAGTGGATAATCAAGAGCGACGGCAACGGATATGCTCCTGATACGATTCGAGTTTGTGCAAGGAACGGCGGAACGGCATTCGATGTTCCGAAGGAAGAGTTTGTCCAGTTCAAGACCTACTCGGTAGGAAATCCGAGCGGATATTTGTCTCCCGTTTCTGCATTACGTCAGACTTTGACCGAGCAAGTAGAAGCAAGTAGGTTCAGAAGACAGTTATGGAAGTCTTCAGGCAGACTCAATGCTCAAATCATCAGACCGAAGGACGTAGCACCTTGGACGGACGAACAGAGAAAGAAGTTCGCTACGGCATTCAGGGAAAGTTGGTCAGGTAACGGAAGCAAGAGTGGATCTATCCCGATTATGGAAGACGGAATGGAGATTAAGCCGTTTCAGACTTCCTTCAAGGAGTCGGAATGGTCTAATTCCGTAAAACTTACCCGTGAATCTGTTTCGGCAGCTTACGGAGTAAACCCGTCTTTGATTTGGCATAGCGATACGCAGACCTACGCATCTTCCAAGGATAATGCGAGAGCATTGTACTCGGAATGCTTGGGACCTGTACTCCAAATGCTTCAGCAGAGAATTAACTCATTCCTGATTCCAAAGGTTGACGACAATCCCAACCTCTATGTCGAGTTCGACCTGACAGAGAAGTTAAAAGGTTCGTTCGAGGAAAGAGCAAGCATCTTGCAGACCTCGGTCGGTGCTCCTTGGCTTACAAGGAACGAAGCAAGAGCAGATATGAATCTTCCTCCGATTGAAGGCGGAGACGAACTTATCACTCCTCTTAACGTCGCAACCAACGGAGTTCCTTCTCCTGATGATTCCTATACCTATGAAGGAGTCGATAATCAGGCGAAGTCAATTATAAGGCTCTACAAGGGTTCTGAATGCTCTTGCAAGAACTGTAAGGATAACGAGGTCAGGATAAAGGGAAGAAGCGATGAGACGGACGATGAGAAGGTCACAGAGGTATTGCAGAAGTTCTTTGAACGTCAGATGCGTTCAGTTATCCCGAAGATAAATTCCGATAAGGAGTTTTGGGACGAAAAAAGATGGAATAAGGAACTTGCAGAAGACCTTTATCCAGTTCTTCAGGAAATCGGCGACAAGCACGGCAAGGAAGCATCGGAAGTCCTGAATTGGGAGTACGTTACCGAACTGACAGAGAACTATATAAAGAAAGTTGCTCAAGTCAGGGCGAAAAACATCAACAATCAGACTCTGATGCGTATCGAGAAAGACCTTGAAAGCGAAGAACCGGACGTTGAACACGTTTTCGAAGTCAGGAAGAACACGGCAGACACGATGGGAAGGTCAGTTGCCACGGCAATTGCTACTTGGTCGGTTGCTGAAGCGACTCATCAGGCTATTTCGGATGGTGCGCCAAGAGTTATCGGAAAGATTGTCGAGAAGGAGTGGGTTACGGGTGAAAACGCAAGACCTTCTCATCAGGCAATGAACGGCGAAAGAGTTCCGATTGATGCCGACTTCTCGAACGGACAGCATTTCCCAGGTGAAGACACGGGAGATCCCGACGAGAGTTGCGGTTGCAATTGCTCGACAGTAGTCATTATCAGTTCGAAGTAAGGAGGTGGCATCTTGATTCACGTTATCACGGGTGCTCCTTGCTCGGGCAAGAGTACATACATAAAGGAACATAAGAACGAAGGCGATTTAGTCATAGATTTTGACGAAATCGCTTTTTGTTTGGGTTCTCCGATGTATATGGCGGACGGAATCGTCAGGGAAGCATCACTTCAGGCGAGAAAGTCTGCAATAGAAGTCGCATTGGCAAATCCTGAATCGGAGAGTTGGATAATTCATACCTCCCCGACGGAACAGCAGATGGAAACATATGCCGAAGCCAAGGCAGAGATAATACGACTCGATACGGGTAAAGAAGAATGCTTGGCAAGAGCCGAGAGAGACGGAAGACCTCAATCGACTATTGACGGCATCGAGAAATACTTTTCTGAAGAGAAAGGAAATCATATGGAACATTTAACAAAGTCATTCAGCCTTAAAGCTGCCGACAATGGATCTATTTCAGGCTACTTCTCAACATATGAGAAGACACCTGATTCCTACGGCGACATTATCGAGAGCGGAGCATTCACAAAGACTCTCGAAAAGAGAAAGGAGAGCGGACACCCGTTCCCGTTATGCTTCAATCACGACTTCGACAAGATTATCGGAGTTGTTGATTCCGTAGAGGAGAAGGAGAATGGCCCCTTCATCGAAGCACATTTCCTTGATACGGAACTTGCTCAAGACGTAAGAAAGTTCGTTCAGAGCGGAGCGGTATATCAGTTCAGCTTTGCTTACGATGTCCTGAAGTCAAGAGAGCCTAACGCAGAAGAGAAGGCAAACGGAGTAATGAACGTACTTCAGGAAGTCGAAGTCTTCGAGGTTTCTGTCGTCACAGTTCCGGCTAATCAGAATGCGGTCGTTACTGATGTCAAGTCAGTAGAACCCGAGACCAAGTCAGGCAGAAGGAACAGAAAGTCTGACGAGGAAATCATTAAATCTTGTATCGAATCCTTGAAGTCCTTATTGGATGAAAAGGAAGACGATAAAACAGAGAACGAAGAAGCAAGCAACGAAGAGACTACTTCGGAAGCCAACGAGAAATCGGAGGAGCAGAAGGAGAATGGTAATTCCAAGCGAGCATCAGACCTTCTCGAAAAAATAAATCAGTTCAAAGGAGAAGAAGTATGACTCTTAAAGAACAGTTAACAGAGAAGAAGTCTGCTTTGGTCGAACTTGAACCTATGCTCAAGGCTGACGATGTCTCCGAAGAGACAATCAATCAGGGCGAGGTTCTCGTTAAGGAGATTGCAGACCTCGAAGCACAGATTGAGAAGTCCGAAAAGGCTTCAGCAATCCTTGGATCTATCGGCAAAGCCGAAAACACAAATACAGACATTACGGAGGGAAAGAAAATGTCAACAATGGACGAATTCACAACAAAGTGTGCAGAGATTACAGACAAGAAGTCTGGAGTAAGAACTCATTTCGAGAAGGCTTACAATTCAGTAGTAACAGCTCCGCAGATTGCAGACGTAGACCGTTCTATCGCACCCGTAGGAACAAGAGTTTCTGCATCTTCACTCTTCACAGAAGCACAGATTAGCGGTAACGCTATTACTTACTTCCTCGAAGGTGCTTTTGAGACAAACGGCGACATCACACCTACTTCACAGAATGGTAAGAAACCCCAGGTTTCTACTTCTTTCACGGGTACAACGCTCGCTCTTTCCAAGATTGCAGCTTGGCTGAAGGAAACAGACGAAATCCTCGCAGATGCTCCTTTCCTCGCTACCGAAGTTCAGAATACTCTTATGCACAATCTCGGTAAGGTTGAAGATGCTTACGTTATCAATGCTATCGGTTCAACAGTTGGCATCGGCGCAGAGACATACGATGGAACTAACGTAACATTCGCAGACGGAATCCTCGCTTCTATTATGAAGGTTAAGAACGATTCAGCTTACGATGCAAGCGTTGTTATCCTCAATCCTTCTGATGTTGTTGCTCTTATGACAGCAAAGGACAGCAACAAGCAGTATTACGGCGGTGGCTACTTCGTAGGCGCATATGGTAATGGATCTGTTGGCGTTCCTTCTTCCATTTGGGGTGTTCCGATTTTCGCTTCTTCCAAAGTTACTTCAGGTTCTGCTCTTATTTGTGCGAAGGAAGCTGTAAAGACTTGGAGAAAGGGCGGAATGGATGTTTCCATCGCCGCAGAGAACGAGGACGATTTCCTCTACAACAGAGTTACTCTCCGTGCAGAAGTTCGTCTCGCAACAGCCGTTGTAGACCTCAAGGGTGTAGTTCTCCTCGCATCAGAGGGTTCAGGTTCTTAATTGAACGAATGATTGAAAGGGAGACTTCGGTCTCCCTTCTTTCTTAATACTGAAGAAAGGAGGTTCGACACGATGAAGATTTACGTTGTTGATGGTCGTAAGGTTTGGTTGGACAAAGCACCCGAAGGGTACGAAGAACCCAAGAAACCTGAACCGGTTGTAAAGGTCGAGCCGAAGGCGGAAGAGCCGAAGCCGAAGGCAAAGGCAAAGAAGATTCCGCAGAACAAGTCAAGAAAGGAAGTTAAGAACAAATGATGCAGACTATTTGGGGTTATAAACTCACCACAGCCAATTCATTAACAGACTTCCTGACAGTTGCGGAGTTCAATACCTTTACGGGAAATAAATACGTCGGAGACGTAAGAATAGAACCCAACATTCATTCGGCGACGAGATCCATTCAGAACTATTGCGGTTGGCATATCTATCCCAACCTCGAATGCGAAATGGTATATCGAATTCTCGACCTCCGAGACAGTTTCATTGGCAGAGACCTTCTTATTCAGTTACCTTCGACCTTCGTAACGGAAGTTTCAAAGGTCTTGCTCGATGCAAAATTGGTCGGTGGAGAATGGGTAGGAACAGAGACAACAGACTTCACTATCGAAGAATCAGGTCTGATTCGCATTTACGACGTAGACTTCTGCGACAGACGTTCGCAGATAAGAATCGTCTTCAAGTCAGGCATTGATTCAGAAAATATGAACGTACTGAAGGAGCTGACGGCACATCGTGTTACCCACGCTTTGGCAAGTTCCTATGGAATCTCGTCCGAATCTGTCGGAGGTGTTTCCGT